AGGGTCTTCAGGTTGGCAAAGATGTCCAATCCCTAAAGTTTTATAGCCTAAACTATCTTCATATATTTTTAACACTTCACCTTCGTGTCTTTTTATTTCAGCTTTGCAAAGTTCTATGTTCATAATCCTAATTCCTCCATTTGTGCTGAGTAAGGTTCTCCAGTAAAAGGGTTTACTCTATCTGCTGGGTCTTCTTTGGTGTCAGTAACTTCTGGTCCTGAGACTAATCCACCTGTTGCATTTGGTTGTCTAATTGGAGGTAAAGGATTTTCTAAAGGTCTTTCAGGTAATTCACCTTTTAAACCTAAAACTTCTTTATCAATTCTTCTTGCTTCTTTTAATGCTTCTTGATAAGTTTCAGGAAATGAACTTTTTAAAGCAACACTAAATGGTGCTCTTTTTAAAGCAACTTCTGCAACAGCTCCTCTTTGACTAAATTGAGTTAAATATTCAACTACATCAGCTACATTAGGACCAGTAAAAGAACCTATAGCAGCAATAATTTTATTTTCATATCTTTCAGCAAATTCATATCTCATATACATTTCTGCTGGACCTAATAAACCAGAATAAGCTAGTGTTCTTTTAATAAAATCTTCTTCAGAAATTTTACCACTTTCTAAATCTTCATAATTTCTACCACCAGTTCTAATAGTATAATTTAATAAACCTATACTATACATAAAAGCAGCTCCAGTTACAGCTCTACCTGTAGATATATTTCCACCAGCAGAAAAAGGATTAGCTCCATTAGCAACACTTCTAGCATCTTTAGTTAAGTTTCTTACAACTTTTCTTAAAGGTCCATTAGAAAAAGATGTTATATAACCTAATAATCCATACGCCCATTTTGTACTAGCTAAAGAATGTATTAAAGGTTTTTGATTTGAAGCTGCTGTAGGATTCATAACAACTTCATTTGTGTATCTATTAGCTCCTGCTCTTACTTGATTTAAATAATAATCATCTGTGTGCTCTCCTCCTCTTTGAACCCACTTTACACCCTCATTAGCATCAATACCTAATTCAGCTAATTGGTCTTGTAAAAGTTTTTTATTAGTTGGATTTAAGTTTGGGTTATCAACTAAAGTTTTTAAATTTTTATATATTAAATTTTTACCCATGTCATAACCAACAAGTTGTAAAAATCTTGTTAAGTCATGTAATGCAATAGTTTTAAAAAATACATTTTGTATTTTAGTAGCTGTTCTACTAACTGCTTGACCATAAATAGCAGTTATCCTATCTTCTCCTCCTAAATTAACAGAGTTCATAAAAGCATTTAAATCTAATCTATCAGCAGGTCTTACTTCTTTATTAGGATTTCCAACTCCAAAATTTGCCTTTTGTTTATTCCAAAATTCTTTACCACTACTATTAAAAGCTCTTAAAATAGCATTTTGACCTAATCTATAATTTGCTCCTAATAATAAAGGTACTCCAACTTCTACTAGACTTGTAACAGCAGACAAACCTAACATTGAAGTTTGCATACTAATGGTAGCAGTATCATGTAAAAATCCACCTACCTTACCAATAGGAATAAAACCTAGTGCTGTTTTTGATGTATCAATCCTACCTCTTTGACCAGTAGTAATTTCGTACATTAATTTTAAATAATTTTTTTCGTTTTGTGTTAAATTAATGTTTCCATTATCTTCTATTTTTTTTAACCATTTACTTGAAAAATCTTCAACAGTTTCTCCAAGCATATTAGTTCTAGTAAGTAAAGCAGAAGTTTCTCCTATATATTTTAATAATACATTTTCAACATCATTACTTAAATAATCAGCAAAATCTTTATCTTTTAATTTTATTAATCTTCTTTCAGCTTGTAGCCTTGTTCTTGATAAGCCCACACTTGAACTAGCTTCAGGACTTCCTTCTGTAGCTAATTGTTTCCAAAGTTGTTCAGCATTTGAAAAACTACTGCCTTCAGCTTTCATTATTTTTTCAATAAAATCTTTTTTATTAGCTTTTATTTTATCTATTCTCCAAGCACGAGGAAAATAGTTTAAAACTTTATTAGGATTTAATCCTAGTTTAACAGCATCATCGTAAATATTATCTAGTAATTTTCTTATTTCATTACCAGCACCTATAATATTATCAGCTAATTTAATTTGTTTTCCATCAACAAATTTAGTTGTGTTACCAGTTCGCAAGTAATATGCTAAATCTAAATCAGTTTCTTCAGATAAAACTTGTTTAACAGTAGGGCTAGATAAAATTCTTTTAACTTTAGTTTTTAAATTTTTGTCTCCTTTAATAGGATTAAGTACACTATGATGTTCTCTTAATTTATATTTTAAAATAATAGAATACAATTCTTCTTGTCTATTACCAAAAAGTTTATTTAAACTTTGATTATAATCTAAATCTAATAATTTTTGTTCTCCGGGTTTTGGAGCTATAAAAAATTCATCAGCATCATATCTAAATATTTTTAATAAAGTATTTAAATCTTTATCTTTTGGACTTTTATCTTTAAAAAGAGTTGTAGGTCTAACTGGTAATACACCAATGTATAAAGCTTTTTTAGCACCATCTAAAAAACTAGCAGTTAATTTAACAGGGTAATTACTTTTGTAATTTTCATTATTATCTATTCTAGCTATTCGTTCTTCATTAACAGCTTTCATAAATTTAGGAACTGTATAAGTTACACCTTTAATAGCACCAAATGTTGCTGGAGCTAATACACCTCCGGTTGCAGCAATTTTAGCAGTTTGCATTAAATCTCTTTTATCTCTACGATGTGTTGCTAAATCGGCTGATTGATGAACATAATCAAAAGTACCAGCATATGTTGTTCCTTCAAAAGAAATAACTCCAGCAGTTCGTGCAGTTGTTAATGGTGATTTTAAATTTTGAAAAGGAACTACTTTAGTAATTCCCTGTGCTGCTTTACCTATACCAGTTTTAACAGTTTGTTTAGCTCCTGTTTTAACTGCTTCTTTTATTGTTAATTTAGCAGCTTCACCAGCAGCAACTCTTCCTACAGCAGAAGAACCGGCTGTCCAAGGAATTAATAAAGCTGAAGCCCAATTAGCAGGGTCAGTTATAATTTCTTGTGTAGCATCAAGAGCTAGTTGTCTTCTTTCTGGACCTTTACCACCTACAGAAGCATTATCCCATCTAGTACGAAGATAATCATAATCTTCTTTTTGTTCATCAGTAAAATTAGAAGATTTTATTCCTAAGGCAGTAGCATCTTTTAAATTCCAATCTGTTCCTCTAAAGAATTGATATAAATCTCCTACATCTTTTCCTTGATTTCTTACATATTGAGAACTTAAAGAATCTAGAAATCTTTCAGTTCGTTTAACAAATTCATCATCATCTCTTAAACTTGCTAAAGTATCTTTTGGTTTTAAATCTTCAAATACTGCATCAGGCTTAGATTTAGTAAATTGATTGTCTAAAATTGGCATAAGTTACCCTACTATTTTATTGTGTTGGAAGTTTTTCAAATGTCCATCTATATAGAGGAGCTGCTTCGTTTCCTACATTAATTGTAAAAAATCTAAACCCATCTTGTGAAAATTCTTTATTTTCAGCAGGTATTAAAGTCTCTCCTGTTTTTTTATTTACTACTCTATTTTGTATATATTTTTTAGTATTAAGATATTCTACAGCAGTTTTAGCATCTCTAGCATCGTTTAAAGTTTTGTTTTCCATAAAGTCTATAACTTCCATATTTACAAATTCAGTTCTATATAAGTCAGCTCTTTTTGCTGTTTTGTAAAAAGGTTTATCTTTAAATTTATAAATACCTGTCGTTTGTATAGGAAGGGCTTGTATAATTGCATCATCAAAAGATAAATTTTTATTTATTCCTTGTAATTGTAAAGCTCCTTCTATAACATTGTATACAAAACCATTTTGTTCTATACCAGATAAATTACCTTCATAATTAAATGTGTTATCATTTATATTATCTGACATATAAGATAATATAGAACTTGTTACTCTTTGCTTTATTTGTTTATTTGAAAAATAGCTATCTACATCTTCAGGGTCAATGTTTATTACTTTATTCATTTCTGCTTGAGTTTGTCTTAATTTTAATTCATTATTTACCATTGCATCTGGATTTTGATTTAAAACTAATGCATATGCTCTTATTTCAGAAGGATTTAATCCTACTTCTGAACTTAAAGGTCTGAAGTCTGGATTAGTATTAATTTTTTGTATTGCAGTTAATAAATCTGTTCTATTAGAAGGGGCAATATTTCTTAGTCCGGGAAATCCGGGAATAGTAACATTATATTCTATGGCTTTTCCTATATCTGCTTCTGTAATTTCATAACCTACTTTATTAACTTTAGTTACAAAATTTTGTTTATTTAATTTTAAAGTATCTACTTTTGTTGTAAAGTTATATGTTCTTTCAACATTACTTGAACCATAAGTAGCTATCGTTGTTTTATTAACTTCATCATTTTGTTCTATTGTACTAGAAATTTCTGTTTGTTCTTTATTTTCTGGAGTAGTTAATAAAGTTTCAGAGTTTAATTGTGCTATTTCTAAATCTTTTTTTGCTTTTAAATTATTAGTTAAATCAATTAAATCTGTATTAACACTAATAACATCTCCTATTTCTATGTCTCTTCCTTCAAAAGCTTTAGGAAATCTTTTTTGTAATCTTTCTATATTACCTTCTCTAACTCTTCTAGTTTTAAAAGTTTTGTTCCATAATTGCTTTACTATATTTTTTTTAGTAGGGTCATCTTTAATTAAATCTACTGCTGCATTATATGCATCTGTAGCAGTTTGATTATAATCTGTTAATGTAAAATTACTTATAAAAGGTTGAGTTCCTAAATTTTCAATATTAAGTTTTTCATCATTTTGAAAAGCTTTATATATTGATATAGCTGTATTATAATCATCATCATCTAAATTTTCTTTAGTTACTTTATTCCAAGGATTTGCACCTAACTCTCTTACTAAATCAGGGTCTGAATTAAATTTTACAACAGCAGCATTATGTAAATATTCTTTTGGATTTTGAATATATAATTGATAGTTTTGTCTATTAGAAGCATTAATAGGATTATTATATACTTCTTTATTTCTTTCAAAAATAGGATTATATTGAGTGGCTAAATCTTCTATAGCATCTTCTTTTCCTTGTCTTAATCCTTTTTTTGCTTCATCTATAAAATTTGCAAATAAAGAAAAAGCTATGCCTTTTTTTGCTCTATCTTTATAATCTTTATTTCTTCTAGATAATATTGAACCTGCTAATTGTCCAACATCTGAACTTTTTAAATCCATTATTTTTCTCCTCTATCTAATAAACTTTGTCTTATTTCAGAACCAGTTTCTTTTACTTTCTCTAATATACTTGGAGGAACTATTTTTTCATTTATAGTTTCTGTGTTAATTTTTTGTTTAGTTATATTTTTAATATTACCAACTGCAGTATTAAATTCATTTAATTTATTTTCAAATTGTTCTTTTAAATCATCCCCATCTAACTCATCTAAATCATTACCTTCAATATTATATTTTATATTTGCTTCTTCACCTAAAGCCATAATCATATAAGTTGCTGGTTCAGCTAACAACAATAAATTATCAAGAGAAATATCTCCTTGTAAAAATTTAGAATATAAAACTCCCATAGATAAATCTATTGCTGCTGCACCTTTTGCTAAAGCTTGAACAATGTTTTTAGCTATATCAGGACTTAAAATAGTGGTAGTAATATCATCTAAAGCTTCTCTAGGATTAGCAAATGTAGGAGGATTTTCCCAAGGATATTTAGAATCCGGACTATTTACTAAACTTTGTCCGGGTATAGGTCTACCTTGACTTGATAAATTTACAAGTTCATTTAAACTTTCTTGATTAAATTTATTTTCACCTCTAATTTTTGGTTTATTTGTTTCACCTATTGAAAATAATTCTTCTTCAGGCACATCATTTTCTAAAGCTTGTAAAATAGCTTGAGTAGAAGCATCAGTAAGAGATGTAGAAAGAATTGGTTTTAATTCTTTTTGATTTTCTTTTTTAACTTCTTCTTCTAAAACTTGTTCTTCTTGTTTTTGTTCTTCTATCATATTATCCTACTTGTAAAGTTTCTTGTTGATATAAAGGTTGAGATATATAACCCATATCTTCTCTACCATAAGTTAAATTACTATAAGCATCACTTGGATTAATACCTAAACTTTGATAAGCAAATTCTATAGGTGCAAGTCTTTCATCTGGTTCTACAGATAATCCGGCAGCATCTCCTACAGGGTCTCCTCCAAGTAATTCATTTTGAGCATACCCTGAAATTAATCCAGTAGCTGTTGTACTTGCTGCTCCTTTTAAAAATCCTCCGACTCCTGTTCCTGCTGCTACTTTTGCTTTTTTTGCTTTACTAACTACTGTACCAAAAGGACCTTTACCACCAAAAGGACCTGCTCCACCACCAACACCAGTAGCAAAATTATACGCAGGTCTAAATATTGCTCCTAAGGGATTGTTAGTCATTGTTGTTGCAGCTTTTGCCCATCCACCAAAGAAACCTTTTGTTGCACCAAATCTCGAAGCCAGTCCACCAACTCCTGCAAATATCAGTCCAGCTCCTACTAAAGTTTTTAATACTTTACTAGATGTAACTTTCTTAGCAACTTTTTTAACAGCACTTACGCCTTTTTTAACAACTTTTTTAATTGCTTTACCTACTTTTTTAAAAGCTTTTTTAATTGATTTAAATAATCCCATAGTTATATCCTTTTATTATGTACTAAATATTGAAGTTATCATAGCTGTTATATCTTTAACACTACTACCATATTTGTCTGGTTCAGAAGCAAGAGCAGTATTTACTATTTGTGCTATTCTATTTTTTTCATTTTCACTTGACCTAAAATCATAATCAGCTTGGTCTCTCATTTCTTGCCATAAAAATGACATTGCAGTTCCTGACATGTTAAATGCATTTTGTGCATTTTGCATATTAATTTGATTTTGCATTGCAGTATTAGCAGTATTAATTTGTCTTCTCCATTGAGTATTAGATTGTTCTACTACTGCTTGATTTTGTGCATTCCATTGATTTCTTGCAAAATCTTGATTTGAATTAAACTGGTCTATCTGTGTTGCTAATTGTGTATTAAACTTTTCAACATCAGCAGCTCTTTGAGCATCTCTAGCTGCTGCTGCATTTGTTTGAGTAGCATTAAACTGTTCCATTGCATTCATTTGTGAAGTATTATATTGGTCAGTTTGTGCGTTTAAACTAGCCATAAATTGATTAGTTTGATTTTCACTAGCAGCATTAAACTGAGCAGCAGCATTTGTAGCAGCTTGATTAGATAATAATCTTTGTTGTGTTTGTTGTGCTCTTAATACATTTGATTGCTGTTCAGCATTTAAGTTAGCCATATCCATAGCTAAAAAGTTTTTAGCATTTTGTATTTGTGCTTGTTGATTTAAACTTGCTTCAGCTAAATTAGCTTGAGACATTAAAGTTGCATTTTGTAATATACTTTGTTGGTCTGCAGTAGCTTCTGTTAAACTTACAGTTTGTAAAAATTTACTGTTTGCTAAAGATGTTTGTTGGTCAGCACTAAACTGAGCCATATCTAATTGAAATACACTTTGAGCATTATTTAAAACAACTTGTTGTTCTCTTTGTGCATTAGCTTCGGCAACTTGTGCTTCAATACTTCTTTGTTGACTTACACTTTGTTGTATAGCTTGAGCATTACTTTGAGCTAAAGGTATAGCACTTTGTATAATAGCATTAAATAAATTATCTCTACCTACACTAGAAGCACTTAAACCTCTTCTTGCTAACATAGCTTCTACACTAGCAACAGCAGGTTTAGCCCATGCAGGTATTTCACCTTCTTCCATACCTTTTAATAAACTATCTATCTGATTAGATACTAAAGCTTCTTCAGGTAATCCAGCTATGATACCTCTTTCTTGTTCTGTAAATTGTGTTAGTTTATCTTCTAAAGCTTCAGGGTCATTACCTAACTCAGTAATAGCATCTTCTTGTAATCCTGCATTTCTTAATTGTTTTTTAGCTCTAGTAACTCTAGCTAAATCTGTACCTGCATTTTTAGC